ATGACCAATGACAAAACGAAGAACGCGGCTGCGACCGACGGACCCTACGACGTCATCTACTTCGCAAAGAAACACCGGATTTCCAACGAGGATGCCAAAGACATCATCGAAAAATATGGCGCCAATCGCAAAGAGGCTGATAAGGCCGGCCGCCGCATCAGCGCCTGAGGCTGGGCGACGTTGCCGGACGGGACTCCAACAGCTCCCGGCACCTGCTTGCTATGCCCACGATTCAGTGGACGAATTAACCCTACTGGCTTACCTTAATATCAGCATACGCTTGAATACATCAGGCGCTATGCCATCGTATCTTCAGGATAACATCTTCCTGAAGCAATTCGCCGGAACCGTGGCCCGCCTCTTAGTTGAGAGGCTGGCCTCAATGCATAGGGGCCGAGCGCGATCATAAGAAGGGTAAGTCATGAGCGTCGTCTTGGAATTTCGTCCCAAATGCCCGCATGTCGAAACTCTCGCCGACTGCCGGGAAGCGCTTGAACCTCTCGTCATGAAGATCCTCGGTGAAGCCGTCAGCAGGGGCTATCCGCCGGCGGAAGCCGCAATGGTGATCGCCGATATCGCCGACGATTATATCCTGATGCTGTCGCGCCAACTCCGGTATTGATCGGATTTGTGCGCTGCTGGGCGGAAGAGCACTTCCGCCATGAGAGATGTGGGAGTGGACCGCGCAGCGACTGCAGGGGTAGCAGTTGGTACAGGAGACGAGACCTGCTACGCGGTCCGTCGGCCACAACGTCAGTATTTGCCGGAAGTTCCGCCCATATCGGCGCCGCAGATGAGCCTTTGCTCCCGCAAGCAGGTCGGAGGAACAAGCGAAAATTGCTTCGCTCCGCTTCAATCGTTAGACTGGTATCCTTGCGCGCCGACGAAAAACGAAAGCGCCTCACCGCCCCAACAAAAAACCCCGGCGGAGCGGGGCTTTCAGCGGATTTCGCGGGATAATCACCATAAACGGCCCTGCCTGAGCAACAGAATCGGCCTTGGAGATCGGAAGACAGGATCATCCCCCGTCGCCTTTCCGCGGTTCGCTCAATCTTTGAATCATCACCGTAACGCAGCGTGAAACAAGTCAGATCCTCCGCCTGAACCGCGACCGTTGCTAACGCCACCGCGGCTGTCTCGGCGGCGCATTGGCCTGGATTTCATGCAGCGGCGCCCGAGCCCCGAGAAGTTTCTTCAGCTTCTTCTCCTCGGCCGGACCAATCCCGAACTTGCGGCAATGTTCTGCGACATCATGCTCCCGCGGACCGGGGATGCGAACTTGGCGATTGCTCATGCTTTTCATGACCATTTCCTCCTGAGAGGAAAACCAGCACGGCGCGAATTGGTTCGTTAGCAAAGTATAAATTTTGGTGTTACTTACTCCCTGTTCAGCAAAACGCTGTCGATCGCCAAGCAGCGCAGTAACTTAGGCGGGCTCAACTGATCTTCAACCAATGCCTCAGCGCCGCCACCGCGCCATCGCTGGCATAGGCAATCATCCCGCCGACCGTCAGCCCGGCAAAGGCAATCAGCCCCGATATGCCGTAACCGATCGATTTCATCCGTTTCCATTCTTCCAGCGCCGGCGCCACCGTCTCCTGGTTCTTCTCGACGGTCTCCTTGAGGCTCTTGATCTCCTCGCGGATCTGGGCGTCGACACCGCCGCTGATCGCTACCCTGGTATCGAGATGTGCGATCTGCCTTGCCTGCTCGTCGAGCCGGGTGTGGATCACGGCGCGGCTGTCGTGGGCATTCGCCTTTTCGTCGCTGACCTCGTTGCGCAGCAGCGCCACGTTTTCCTCGATGCCGGTCAGCCTTCCCTCGACGCGCCCGAGAGCGCGGAGAATATCGTCGTTGGATGTCATGGATAGAACTTCGCCTTGTGCGATTGAGGCAGGCGGCTGACGAAACGCAGGACGCCGTAGAGCGCCGGGTGAACGAAATCGGCGGCCGTATAGGCGTGACCGAGCAGGGCGGCGTTATCCTGCACGTTGGTCGCCAGCACTTCGGCGACGCGGTAGTTCGCCGTGCCGTCTCCCAAATCCGTTCGGTCTACCAGCGTCCGGCTGGTCCAGAGCCCAGGCTGATATTCGAACATGACGCGCGCGCCGAGCTTCGTCGTGTTTGGCAGGCGCATCGTGTCCCATGTCGTCACGCCATCTTGGTTGCCGGGATGGCCGATGACGTTGCCGAGCGGCGTCAATTCGGCCGCCGATCCCTTCGTAGGATCACTGTCCGACATGAAGGCCGGCACGATATCAATCGTCTTGGCGAACCGCGACGATGCGATGAGTGACGCGTTCATAGTGGCGAGCGTCCCCGTGACCGGATTCCACAGCGCCGACGTCGCGCTGTAGCCGGCGACCGTGCGGCCGCCATCCGACGATCCCGCCATGGTCGGCAGAATGGTCATGCCCACCATATGCGCGCCGGGATACCGGGCGATGATCCGATCATCGAGCCCGAACTTGCGCGACTGCCAGAGCGAAAGCGTCGTGTTGTTGTCGTTGCGGCCGCCCTGGTCGAGGCAGAAAGTCCAAATGTCTTTGCCGCCGTTGAACGTCGTCTTGATGGCGTCGATCATCACCCATCGCTTGGTCGCGTTGGTGGCAAGCTCGAATTCGTTATGCTCACCAGGCACGCCCATGACGAGCGGGACAGTGCTCCCCCATACCTGGTCGCGCTGGTCGAGCCATCGGCGTATCATGCCCATGTTGCCGCGCTCGTCGGCCGACGCGGCGATCTCCTGCCGCTCGATCAGGCTGTCACCGACGACGAGTGGAACCGGCCGGCCGTCCCATCCTTTCGCCAGAACAAGCGCCGGCCCGTAAGCCTGGATCTGCGAATTCGTCGCGTTGCCGATCGTGTTGTAAAGGCTGTCAGGATCGAGCGCCGCCGTCGACGCCCCGTTGGCGGCCGCCAGCGCCTGTACAGACGCCAAGTCGGCCGCGCCCCAATACTTTTCGCCGCGATGGCGCTGGATGCGATAGGAGCCGCAGCGCTGCGCACCCTCTGCGCCGTGATAAACCGTCCGGACGCCAAAGATCGACCATGCCGGCAGAGCAACTGGCAGTATCACCTGCCCGTAAACAATGCCGGTTGCGGCGGTGACCGTCGCCGGCACCAGACCGCCAAACAAGATCGGGTATTCCGTGCCGTTTGGCATCACGAAGAACGCCTCGTCGATCACGGTGTCGGCGTTCGGCGACTGCGTTTCTTGCGGCGCATTGCCGCCTTCGGTCAGCGCGAAGCCGACGAACGGGATAAGGAAGTCGTTCGTCGGATAGTCGGGCGAGCCGAAGAACAGCTTGGTGCATTGGTAATTCAGCCCGGCCGGGAACGTCCATGGCGTGGCGGTCGCGCCGGTCGGCCAGCGCGTGCGCGTCGCCGCCGGCATGTAGCGATCAGCATCCGGCACCCAAGGCGGTGGCGCCAGAACAGCTCCACCCCTCGGATACGTCAGGGCAAGCGAGATGGCATTCATCATCGGCGGGTTCCAAATCTGGTGGTGAGGTCGTTGTAGAAGCGGACGGTGCGCCCCTGGCGGGCATTGGCGCGGTCGAGCGCCTGGCGCTCGCGGGCGAGGATGGCGATGATGGGCTCGCCTTCCACGACAGGCGCATGCGCTTCCTGCCTCAGGAGATCATCGGGCAATGGCGGCAGCGCGATGCCGGCCGCCGCCTGCCCCTTCATCACCGCCGCTCTGTTCAGCCGCTCAGTGGCGGAGCAGCCACTGACGATCAGCAGCAGTGACAGCGCAAGCGCGGTTCTTTTCCGAAAGCTGAAGCTCATAGGATTGGATCTCGATTTCCAGTGTGTCTCTGGCCGCCTGCTCCGACGCTTCGGCGGCTTTCAGGCGCTTGCGGTGCTCTTCCGTGGCCTCGGCCGCCGCGTCGCGCTGCCGTTCCATCTCGGCGGCTTTCGCTTCAGCCGTCGTCTTTTCGGCCAGCATGATATAGCCGGCCCGCGCCTCGCGGGCGGCCGAGGGATAACCGATCGCAACCGCATAGAGGTGATAGAGCATCAGGCCGGCGGCGATGCCGGCGCCCATCTTGAGCGTATCGAGGAGGGAGAACATCAGATGCCCTCGAGGCAGAAGGCGCGCTCTTTCTGCCGGCGCCGGGTCAGGCCGGGAAAGGTGATGCCGGCGGCGCGGTTCCACTTCAAAAGCGCCTCGCAGCCCTCGGCCGTCCTGCCCTGGTTGATGAGCCTGACCGCGCTCGAGCCGCAGGCCGCCTTGACGCCGACATTATAGGCAAACGAGGTGAGCGCCACGAAACGCGCATCCGGCAGCGGCACGCGCACGCAGCTTTCGACGCCGCCCGCATAGGTCTTGAGCTCCAGCGCCAGCAGCGCCCTGCACTGCTCCACCGTCTTGTGATCGCCGGGTTTGACGCCATTGGTGCTGCCATAGCAGATCGTCCACGGCTGCCCCTTTGTGGCCGGATCGGGATAGGCATTCTGGCGCAATCCCTCGAACGAGCCGACGAGCGCCACAGCCATGGCGGCGGCGGCACTACCCTTCTGCAGGCGGTTTGCCATTCAATTCTCCTGAGATTTTCTGCTGAACGAAGATGCGGGCAACGATCGCCGCAACGGCGAAAAGCCCCGTTGCCGCCGACATGGCGAGCTGGATGTAGAGGTTGCGCGACACCCAGGTTGCGGCGACGAAATTGATGACGGGCTCAAGCACGATGAAGAGCAGCGCCAGCGCCATCAGACGGACGGACCAGGCGTGCTTGATCACCGCGCGCCAGTTATGAACGAGCATGGGGTGGGCTCCGGGTTGGGTGGGTGTCGGGGGTGCCCGGCTCCCGGGCAGAGAGCCGCGTAGGGCTGACTTTCCGGCGCAGCAACACAATATAGGTACCGTGAGGTACACTAATAGTTGTCTCTTGCTAAAGTTTTCGCTTAACGGTTACGTTAGCGAAATGCGATCATTTCCACTTTCAAATAGAATCGAGGGCCTGGATACCGTCAGAGCAGTTGCCGCTCTGTCTGTTGTGTTTGCGCATTTGCTTGGGCCGTCGATGCCTGGCATTTCGCGATACATCTTTACTGGCCACCCCGCCGTCATAGTCTTCTTTGTCATCTCGGGGTTCTGCATTCACTTTCCGTTCCGAGCGGCGGAAATGTCGGCGGTGGCCTTTCTAAAGAGGCGTTACCTCAGGATCATGATACCGACCGCTGTCGCGCTGGCTCTGGCGCAGTGGGTCGGCCTCCGGGCTTACAACCCGGTCGACGGCTACATCTTGTGGTCCGTGGTTTGCGAGGTCATTTACTATTCGCTCTACCCGCTATTCCTGCCAATTTCACGAAAAGTCGGGTGGCCGGTAATGATCGTCGTTTCCGTCATCGTCTCCTACATCACCGTCATTGGTTTAGGGTCTAATGAATCTGGCAGCGCGCAGATCTACGGCCCGTCACTGAATTGGGTGGTCTCTCTGCCAGCCTGGTTCATGGGTTGTTACATCGCTCAGATCCATCGGAGGGGACTGTATTTCGGAAACATCTGGATATGGAGAGCGGCGACCGCGATCACCGCCTCTATTCTCTATTGGGCGACGATCAACACGCCGGTCGGGTTCTATCTGACAATGATGCCTTTCGGTGTTCTTGCCTGCGGATGGATACTTTCCGAGGCTGCGAACGCTGAGCGTGGTAACGCGTCTGCGATCATGGAGAAGGTTGGCGAAGCTTGCTTCTCGATTTATTTGGTCCATGTCATCGCAGCCGCAGCGATAGAGCGGCTTGGCATCACTAGCCCGATCATTGTCTGCGCCGGTTCGCTTCTGCTCGTCATCCCGTTCTTCTTTTGCGTGGAAAAACCTGCCCATGAACTTTCCCGCCGCCTGGGAAGACGGATGGTTGCCGGGTAGTCCCATTCTTCGTGAGATAAGGTCCGCCGCTGCAGAAAAATTTATCAATCTGCTGCATGGTGAGGCAGCGAATGAACAGACGTTATTGGCAACCTGAGAAGGAATAGTCGCTGAACTCGTAGGTGCGGAATATTACGCGACTGCAGCGTGACGAGGTCGCCTGCGAAACGCTTGAGGCAAAACGCCGCCTCGATAATGCTGCCCACAAGCAAGCGCCGACTAAGCGCGGTATTTGACAACTTTCGCCGGGGACCCCACGGCGATTGCATAGTCGGGAACATCTGCCGTGACGACAGAATTTGCTCCGATCACGGCGCCGGTCCCTATCGTGACGTTCATCAATATTTTGGCACCCGCCCCAATCCAGACATCATCACCAATTTCGACAAAACCGATTTCGGCCTTCTGAAGCCTGATTGGTACGTCTCGTCTCATACCGTGGCCGTGATCGATGATCTGGACATCCGAGCCGATCAACACATCATTGCCTATGGATATGCGGTTCTTGGCAGTGATGATGTTCCGGCGGCCGATGACCGTATTGTTTCCAATAAACACCTTCGGCTCAGGCATCGTGAGTTGGAAGAAGGAATAGTCTTGAATCGTGACGTTGCTGCCGACCTCAAGAACTGCTTGCTTCACCATGCGGAACTCGGCGCTGCGCTTGACAACCAGGTTCGAGCCGGCGCGGCTGAAGTAGCGAAATCGCTTGTAGGCGGTAACGAGACGCTGAAGAATTCCTCCGCGATTCCGGTACGATGCTTTATCGGTTGCCATGATTTCCTCCGAGTCCGGAGGTCATTAGCTCACGATGTCGTTTATTGCCAGAGATCGCGTGCGTAATCCTCGCCAAAAGCTCGCGGGCATGCGCCTTTGCACTATCGCTCGATGGAAAAACAACCGGCGCTATGCACTCCTCCCGCACGGGAAATGAAACCCATCGGTCCACACCCAGATATTGCCGGAAGCGCCGGCGACCTGCCTGACTTGCTTGCTCGTGTTCGTCCAAACATCCTGGCTGCCTATGGCATAGTTGTTTGCAACCTGAACGGCGCCTAAGTTGCCGCCATCACCAGAGATGCCAGCAGTAAGAATACCCTGCGCCGGATCGTGAATCAGTGCAGCATTGGTCGTCGCGCTCGATGTGAGTTCAAACCGGAGCTTCGCCTTCACCTTCACCCCGTTTGGCACTGTGAGCGCAAGAAGTGCGGAAGTCGTAGAGATAGCCCCATTGACAGCGTCTTTTGCGGGCGTCGCGAAGGTATATTCGTCGCGTGGGTACATGACAAACTGCCGGATGAGCGAGCTGGCATCGGTCAGCACCACGCCAATGCATCTGACGATGGTATAGCCGGTGAGCAGTGTCGTGGTGATGCCGCCGATGGTTGCCGAGGTCGAGAGAACAATGTCGAACGACAGGTCTGCGTCCTTGCGCAGGGCATAGGCAAAGTAGGTCGCGTTCGCTGCAACGGCGCCAGCGTCAAGGCCGCCAGCGCCGGTGCCAGCCGCAAATGTTCCGGTCACTCGCTTCGTCAATGACGTTGCGCTGGAAACGAAGCTCGATCCCGTCCTGGCAGATCCTGCAGCAAAATCGATATGCGTATTCGGGCTGGCGCCGTTGTTGGAAAGGGTGAGCCCGACAATGAAATCGCCGACCGCCGAACTGTCGGCTTTGCTCTGAATCCTGGCGAAGAGCTTGTTGGTGAAGAAAGAGGCACCGGAACAGATGATTTCGACGCTGTAACCGTCCTTGAGGACAAGCGTGGCCGCGCCGTCGATCGTCTCCGAAGCGTTCGGATCGATCGTCACATCCCCGCCATCGGCGATGACGCAATAGTGCCAGTTGGCGCCGAGCGTTGCCGCTGCGGTCAGGGTGAGCGTGGCTGCCGCGGTAAAGCGATGGACGGCGTTATCGTCGGATGCGAGCGCGGTGTAATCGCCTGACTTCACCGCATAGACCAGATCCTGATCGAACGAGACGTCAACGCCATTCTGGGCAAAGCCGAGCAGGCCGCCGCCTTTCAGATAGAGGCCGGTCTGCGGGGTCGAGGCGAAGCCGACGCCCGGCGCGGACACGGTTCCGCCTGCGGCCTTGAGCGGTGCGATCATCGGCGCCGAGCCGTCGCGCGGCAGCGAATTGGTGATTTCGTTGCCGAGGTCGGTGGTCAGCGCGTTCCACGGCGCCGGGTCGATGACCTGGCCGACGGAGGGTGTCGTGCCGGCGGGTTTGGAATAGACGCCGGTTGATGGGTTTCTGGGCATTGGTCTTCTCCGGAAGAAACGACTGCTGGCGTGTTACGCTACCGATTTGGTTGTTGCTGCCCCTGAGCGGCTTGCTGCGAAAGAAGGGCTTGAGCAAGCGCAGCGACCCGCGGGCTAGTTAGACGCGTGGGCTGGATCAGTTGGTTCTGGAGGTAGGCGCGAACCGGGGGAGATAAAAGAATTCTTCCGGCCGCATAGGGGACAGCGCCGCCGGCTATGGCGCCGAGCATTGCTCCATGACCGCCAGCCAACTTATGGCCAGCGCCGGCGCTAACAAGAGCCGGAATGGCTTTTTGGATAAAACTGCGCACCGGTGAGCCACCGGAACTGGAAAGTGGTTTGAGGACCTCTTCCCCTGCCTTTACCAGGGCGGTGAAATCCCCATCCTCTCGGGCGAGCGCGCGAGGGTTCTGCGGTCTCGTGGCGCTCTGCAGGTGCGATGGAGAGATGATGCCTTTCGGAGCATCCTCGCCCGCAGCGGCGACGGCCTTTTCCAGATCCAGAAAATTGCGGTACTGACGCTTTGCCTCCTGCCACCCGCTCAAGCTATTCGGATTCTGCACCGCGATCGATCGTTCCATGGCATCATCCATTGCGTTGCGTATGCTGGACAACGCTTTCGAAAGATTCGGATCGTTCGAGCTACGCGCTTGCGCGTCTTCAAGTCGAGAGCGGACCGCCTTGTAGGTCTCACCGTTCGCCAGACGTGCAATATCAACTACCGAATTCTTGAGGAGCGGCGCACGCGCGCCTTCCCCCGTAACACTATTGTAGCCGCTCATGGCAGTCGTGATGTCGTCGACGAGCTGCTGATCAGGGATCAGGCTGTGATTGACGGCCAGCATATCCAAACCATCGCCGATGCGCTTCCCTGCCTCAACCATAACCTCACGCGTGGCGCGGTTCGCGTCGATGTCTGCACGAGAAAGTGCCGCGCGCGTGTGTTGGTCGTCTTGCATTTTGCTGAATTTCTTCGCCGCTGCTCCACCAAGGTCGCTTTCGGCGCTGAGCAAGCTGGCGTTGCCAGACGCCTGCCCCCCCGTCAGCTCAATCCCCTCGTTTTTCAGCGTCTGAATCATCTGCTGCCGTTCGGCGGAAACCGGCAGCGGCGTAATCAAACGTTCTCCAGCCGGGATAATACCGGAGCCGAGAAGCGCGCCGACGAGGCGAGCGTATGGCTCCAGTTTCGTGCCTTCCGTTGCTTGGCCGGCGGCCTCGCTGGCAACCCCTGGGACGACGCCATATTTGAAGGCGTTCGTCAGTAGATTGCTGCCGCCGCCGACAAGAGCGCCTGGGACGAACTCCCCCGCAGTTTGGGCATACTTGCCCGGCGTCGTTTTTGGCGCATACAGATTGTCGTCCATCACGCCACGAATAGAATCCTGCCCGCTGTAGATGGCGTTATCCATCTTATTGGCCCAACTATCGTTCTTGAATTGTTGGACTTTGGCTTTCCATTCGTCGCTTACCGGCGGCATGCCGAGAGCGGATCGACCGAGATCTATACCTTGGTTGTAGACGTATTCCGTACCTTGCTCCATGAGCCGTTTTGCGGTCACTGGGAGCATGACTAGTTCCGTGGCGCCTCGGACAAGGCCACTGCCGAAGCTCTTGGCCATATCACCCGCGACCGAAGGTGCTTGAGGAGACTGCGGCTCTCCGGTGACCACCTTTTCGAACGGAGTATGCTCGCGCTTCTGTCCTGCCTGCGCGCCGGTCGACCTCAACATGTCCATCGAGGTCGACGGCTGCTGAACTACCTCCGGATTCGAATCCAACGACGCCGCCGCGGCACCCGTCCCAGACTCCATCTCATCCGGATAGAGGCCGGTAAGGATACCACCGCGGCCGATAGCGCGAATGACATCGTCGATCGAGAGGCCGCCGGACTGCCCCACATTGGGATCGACCACAAGGCGAGGCATTTTTTTCAATGCCGGGGCTTCTTTAAAATTTGACATCAAGGGCTCCTGTAGATTTCGGAATCGATATGAAGTTTTCCGGGCGGCCGCTTGTTGAAGACTATCTTAACTGCGGGCGGGCCGATTGAGCGGAAGTGACCAAGGAGGCCGAACTGAGAGCGCTGGCTCAATTGGAGACAGCCAAAGCCCAAGTGCTATTCGCTGCGCTGGCCGCCGAACCACGACGACAGGAAGCCGGGAGACTTCGCCGGCGGAGTGGCAGGCGCGCCCGTCGGCGCCGTGGGACCCTTGGTCGTACCAACCTGCCGCTCCTGATCCTGCTGCCTGATCGCCAGCCCGCCCATCAGGGCCTGCGCCAGCCGCGCCGCACCTTGCCAGGGGGATTGCACCGGGCTCGCATCCATGCCCTGCTCCAGCATGGCGTAGGCCAGTTGCTTGCGCTTGTCGTCGATGTCGGCCTGGGTCCTGCCGGTATTGCCGCCTGAGATGGTTGGGATCATGCCACTGCCCTCTCGTAATCGACGCGATCGAAACCGTCGGCAGCTTCGAACACGGCGTCCGGGTGGACCCCGCGCACGTCATCCGACATCAGGCCGAGCTGCATCGGACCGCCGTCCTTGTAGCGGAAGGCGTAGACCGGCAGGCCGTTATCCAGGGTGCCGACCCGTCTGATGTCTTCCTTCAGCCGCCGGTCGGATTTCATCGCCCAGCCGCCGAGCAGCGAGCCGCCGAGGCCGAAGAGACCGCCCATAGCGGCGTTCGACTGGGCGACTTGCTGATTGTACTGGCCCATCTTCTGATTGTAGTTCTCGTTGATCAGCCCGGCCTGGTCGACGTTCGGTAGCTGCGTCGTCGGCGTGTTGACATAGCTCGGCTGGTGGACCTGCGAGCCCGACGTCAGCGCCGAAATCTCGTTCAGCGGCTGGTTGCGCTCGGTCAGGATGGCGTTCTGAGCGTTGGAATACATATCGCCGAGATACTGGTCGGAGGCGGCCTGCTTCCTTGTCGAGAAGTCCCGCAAAGCGTTGTCGTAAGCCGCCGATCCCATCGAGATGCCCTTGTCGGCAAGGCTCTGGTCGAGGCTTGCTTGATCGCGATCCCATTGGTTGTTGAAGCCGGACTGCCAGTGATCGTTGACATATTTGTCGACATTGCCGGCGCTCAAATCGACATTGGTGCCGAGGATGCCGGAGATCTTGCCGGTCTGGTCGTTGGCGAGCTTGGCGAGGCCGAGCTGGGTCTGTTGCGTCTGGTCGTAGATCGCCTGGTTCTGAGGCGAATAGGTCTGATAGGCGGACCGGATCGGGATCTGGTATGTCTTTCCGTTCTGGTCGGTCATCGTCTGCTGGCCGGTGACCTTGTATTCCAGCGAGCCGTCGGGCGTGTACTGGTTGACATAGCTCAAGCCGGCATTGGCGATGGCGGTGTCGACGTTGGTGGCCGTCTGTGCCGCCGCGGTCTGCGTCGGATCTGGGGCCTTAGGCGCCTTCGGCGTAGAGACCATAGGGGAAATCCTCCTTCATGATTGCGTAAAGCAGCGCGTCGCAGTCGCCGAAATAGGCCTGCTGGCGGCCTTCCAGCCGTGCGCCGAGCCTTGCGAGCATCGTCTGGGCGTCAAGGTTGTCGGCCCGTGTCCTGGCGGTTGCGCGACGGCAGCCGAGCTGATGCACGACATAGTGAAAGACCGATCGCATCAGCGTCCGCGTCAGCCGGTCGGCGGCGAGCGAGACCTCGACGTCATGCGCGGTCCAGACATTGAAGACGAAGCCGGCGATGATCCTGCCGCGGTCGACATGGGCAAGCGTGGTGTAAGGCGGGTGGAAGCTGACGCCGATCCGGCCGCCGACCCAGGCAGCGATTTCCTCGCGCGGTTCGGAGACGATCAAATCGGCGCGCCCTTTTCGTAAAGCACCGAGCCACCGACGACGGCCGCCTCGGAGACTGAGCCGGAGGAGCCGGAAATCAGCGCGCGGATCGTCGGCGCCAGGGCCGAGCCGGCGCCGCCGGCGGAGGCGAATTTGCGCACCAGCGAAACGCCGGGGAATTTCGACACGCCCCAGACCGCCGTTCCCCATTTCGCCGCCGCATTGTTTTCGACGGAGGAGAGCAGCGCTGTGGGAATCTTGGTCTGGTAATCCACCGAGATCCCGCCATACATCAGCGAGGAAACGCCGATCTGCGCCGTCACCCCGATCAGCTTCGAGAGCTTGGTCGAAAGCCCGTCGCCATAGCGGCTCCACGCACCGACCATCAGCGCGTCGATCGCCACGCCATTGTCGTTGGCGCCGACCTCGGCCTCGTAGACCGTGCCGTCGCCGGCGCCGAAGAACAGCCGGTCCTGCCAGGTCGCCCAGCAGGAGGCCGGCATGCCGACGAAGCGGCACCAGGCGCCGGTCTCGGTGTTCATCACATATTGGTAAGGGCCGAAGGAGGACGGCAGGTTGACGATCGCCATCTGCCGCGCGGGGAAGCTCGAAAGCTGCCATTCCTGCGAAGTCGTGCCGGTCGCTGCCACCGTCTCGCGCCAGGTCGGGCCGATCCTCGCGGTAATCGCCCCGAGGCTGGTGGCGCCGCGGTCGAGCTGCACGGCTTTGGTGATCGGCACGATGCCATCGGTCGTCATGATCGCCAGATCGGCGCCGACCGAGAGCAAGCATCGGTCGCTGCCGAGCGGCCGGCCGAGCTTGAAGGTGCCGATCAGGCCCCAGTTCGAAACGCTGGAGGGATCGGAGCCCTGGAAGACGATCACCTCGCCTTCCGAGGAGATCAGCACCAGGCATTGCTGCAGGCCCGTGGAAACCGGGATCGTCCAGACGTTGATCGCAACCAGCGTGCCGCCATATTTCATGTTGCCGCCGACCGGCAGCACGGTCGCCGCGCCGCTGACGGCGTCGGTGGCGAGATACCAGACATTGGTCGAATTCTTCTCGATGAACCACAGGCGCGAGCGATAGGCCGTCACCGCGATCAGCAGCGACGAGTCCGATATGCCTGATATCATCGTCGAGGCGACGTAGGGGGTGGCCGCCGCGCCCTTTTCGAGCTGCGCATTGGTGACCGTTCCCGTCACGGTGACGACAAGCGTGCCGGCCGCCGGCGTGAAGGAAAGCGACACGCGGTTGTTGACGCCGGTGCCGTTCAGCGTGCCGGAAAAGGCGCCGGAGAGCGTGACGGAGCCGGTGCCGAAAAAGCTCAGCGTATAGGCGGTGTTGCGGACGGCAACGTTCTGGGTGGCGAGCGCTGCGGTGCCCACCAGAAAATTATTGGTCCAGGAGGTGCCGTTGAAGAGCAGCGGCGTGTCCAGGCCGTTGACGAGACGCAGGAATTCCTGGCCGGCCGGATTGGTATATTGCTGCACCGACCAGTGGGCGCTCGCCATGCCGGAGACGACGGGCGCGCCGACGGCGCCGCCTACCGTCACGTCGAAAATCTTGTCGCCGGCAGCGGCAAACAGCCTGTTGCTGACGCCCGAATAGGGGATGACCGTCTGCACGTCGCCGCCAAGGCCGGTTGAGAAGGCGAGGAAACCGTAGCGGGCGCGGACGCGGTTGGCCTCGGGAAAGAAGTTGTCGAGCTGAAACGCCGCATCCGCGGGCATATCCGCCATCTCGACATCGGTTCGCCAGCCGCCGATCGGCGCGATCCAGTCCTTGCTCGGCGAAACGCGGCCGGTGCGCCCATTCGGAGGGACAGGTCTGCGGGTCATGGATTTGCCACCGTGATCGTACCGGGCCAATAATTCTCAGGCCCCTCACCCCTCGCCGACAGCGAGAGATCGACGGGGCTTGCCGCCCGATCGGCGCCGATCGCGGCTTCCTTGGATCGTTCGAAACTGGCGATCTCCTCGCCGTAGTCGAGGCCCTTGGCCCGCTTCCAGCGCCAGATCAGCGAGAGTTCGAGAAGGTCTTCGGGGAAACGGGCGGTATCGGTGTCGTTCGCCCAGGTGTCGGCTATCGTCGGACCGCCATTCACCGCCACCCAGAAGCCGGAGACATAGGCATATTCGATCGCCTCGCCCGAGACGTTCGGGTAAATGTCGAGCTTGCCGCCGGCCATACGCCAGATCTGCGGCACCGGGTTTGAATTGAGGATCGTCTGGCGCTGCCAGGTCTGCGGCTCGACAGGGCCGTTCAGCTGCCAGAGGCGCGAGGCATTCCAGATCTTCGCATTGGCGGCGAAGCGGTTCCAGTCATCCGGCGGCTCGGCCGGTTCCGGATTTGCACCGGTCGCCACGAACTGCCGCCGCACCATCAGCGCCGACCAGTCATGCTCGCGCATCAGGTCGCGGCCGGCGCGGGTGGAAAGGATGCGCAACTGCATGATCTGCGGATCCGCCGAAGACATGACGGCCGTCGGCGGATCGAGATCGATTTCCGCGCAGACGTTCTGAATGATGGTCAAGAGCGACATGCGCGGATCTCCGGTTCAGAGCAGTTGCGGTGGGCGTGGCGGGGAAGGTCAATTTGCTTGATGGTGTTGCCGTGTGGCCCCCTCATCCGCCTGCCGGCACCTTCTCCCCGTTGGGGCGAAGGGGTTATGCCGCGAGGTCTCGATTCCCTCTTCTCCCCAACGGGGAGAAGGTGCCCGTAGGGCGGATGAGGGGGCTGCTTGCGTCAGGCCTTCTTCAGGCTGCTTGCCGACTGCGGGACTTGCTGCCGCTTTCGCTTTCAAGCGCCTCGAAGCGCGAGGCCATCTCCTTCATCTGCGCCTGCAGGCGGGTGACCTCATCCTTCAGCCGCTCGTTTTCGGCGGCAAAGGCGGAGGCCGCGCTGGAGTTTTCGGCGGTGGCGAGATAGGCCCGGGCAGCGGCGGTAAGCTCGTTGGCGCCCATGCCGATCTTCTGCTTGGCGGTGTCGGAAAGGGCTGCCAGCTGCTCGACGGTATAGATGTTGACCGCCTCCATCTCCTTGATCTGGCTGGGTTTCAGATAAGGCCATTGCGAAAGCGGCGTGCCGGTCAGCTGCTCGCGGGCCTCGGCCCCTTCCTTGAACCGCTTATAGGCGTCGGCAAAGCGCTGTTTGTCGTTGTCGGTCACCTCGCGGTAGACCTCGGTGTGTTTGTCGCCGGCGATGAAAATCCGGACGAATTCCTTATCGGCAAAAATCGGCCGGCCTTCCTTCTCGGTCAGAAAGGTCTGTTCGACCGGTTCGAGGCTGAAGGAGGCATAAATTCCAGTGTTGTCGGGCATTTGCTGGTCTCGCTGTTGATGGCGGGGAGATGGGAATGGGTGCCGAAGCGCCGGCTGTGATGTCGTGTCCGGTGGGTGCCCCCTCACCCTAACCCTCTCCCCGCTTGCGGGGAGAGGGGACGTGCCCTGCGAGAGGTAGTGGTGACGGAGAGCTCGCGGCTTGCTCCCTTCTCCCCGCAAGCGGGGAGAAGGTGCCGGCAGGCGGATGAGGGGCAGGCCACGCAGACAGAGGTCGGTGGGTTTAGTTCACCTTCGACAGATACGGCCGCATCAGCGTCGCTTCGAGTACGCCCGTCGCAGTGATGGTGATACCAGTGCCGTTGGCGGTCGCATTGGCCGACAGTGTGATGCTCTGCACGACGCCGTTCGGGCTGTAGGTGATGCCCGAAATCGTCGTGCCGCCTGATATGCCCGTGCCGGCAACCGCCGCACCGATGAACGGGCCGGAACCAGCATTGAGGCCGGAAAGGCTGGTCAGCAGGTTGGAGCCGTTGACCGTTGTCGCCGTAAACGTCTGGTTGGCGGCGGCAAAGTTGACGTTGGCGATGGCCTTGGTGGTGGCGGTGGCCGAGGCCGGGGCGCTCGCCTGGCCTGCGGTGGTGGTGGTTTCAGCAACGACGAGGGCCGCCGTTGCGGTCGCCACCTGCGACGGCGCCTGGCCGTTGCGCTGCAGCCAGAGGTAATAGGTGCCGGCGGCAAGGGTGATGGCGCCAACCGGACCGCCGGTCAGCGTCGGCGGCTGGGCGGCCCCCGAAAAGACGCCACAGCGCTGGCCGACGACGGCAGCCGCCGTGGTCAGCAGCGAAGCGACATAATCCCGGGTCCACTGAAACCACTGGCCGGGCTGAAGGGTCGTCGGCGAGGCCAGCACCAGCTGGCAATAGACCCATTCGGATTCACGATCACCGCCGGCGATCGCGCCGAGGGCAAAGTTCGGCCCAGGAATACCGGAGCCGGAAACGATCGGGCCTTCGACGACGAACGGGTTCGCGCCAAGACGATCGGACTGGATTGTTGCGACCGACATATGCTTGTTCCTTTCGTTCGATCAGGCGAACAGCACGCCCTGCAGGAAGGCGTTGTTCATGGTGAGGTTGCCGGCAAAGCCCATCAGCTGGACGAAGGCATCCTGGTTGGTGTTCATGCGCTCATCGCCGATCGGCGCCATGTCGCGGTCGCGGTGCGGCCGGTAGAACAGGTACTTGGTGTTCAGGAAGAACATCTGGTTGAGTGGAGCGCCGCCACCGAAGCCGCCGTCGAAGATCACGTCGGCGCCCATGTATTGCAGCGACTGGAAGCCGGCCATGCCCTTGTCGGCCGAGGTGATGCGCTGGATCGCCTGCAGCGATTCCCAGTAGAGACGGAAGAAGTTGTTGTCGGCGACGACGAGATCGGGCGCGTCGGAGCCGCGCACGCAGGACATATAGAGCCGGTTCATATAGCTCTGGATGTTGGCGTTGGTGGCGGCGGCACCGCCATCGGCCGAGGCCGAGAATTTCTGGTTGCGCCAGAAACCCCAGGTGGCGCGCGAGATGCCGCCGACGGTGCCGGAGGTCGGCGAAGTCGAGATCAACAGCTGCAGGCCGCCGATCTGCCGGCCGCCATCGGCCGTGCCGTCGGAATAGCAGTCGAGCGCGATGTTGTTTTTCAACGTGGTTTCGGCGTTCTCGATGCGCTGCTCGAGCAGATCGAGGATCGCATCCTCGCCCGAATTCTGCAGCTGTTCGAGGCCCGACATGGAGACGGCGACCGCAGCCTGCTTGAGGTCGTATTCGGCAGCGGTGATGACGTCGGAGGGCTGGACGTTCAGGATATCGTAACCAGAGTCAGTTCTGTTATCGCAGAGGCTCTTTATCCCCTGCTTCTTCACCTTGCGCCAACTCAGTGAAGCTCAGACTATATCTTCCCATTTGCTATGGGCCGGGATTTCGTGGGCAGATTATTCTTTCGTCACTGCCTAGTCGTTCGACCTTCCGCATCCCTCACAATCCATCGGATTGCTACATATGCGGCTTGGTTCGGGATTGCCATCATTTTGATTCAGATGCCATTATTAGAACACAACATCTGATTGGCGATAGTTTTCCCCGAATTAACCCGGTTTTTCACCTGAGGTAATACGTGCCAAAGATCACTTTGACATGTGAATATTGCGCAGCTTCTTTCGAGAAATGGCCTTCGGCGATCCGCTATGCGGAAGCCAACGGAACATTCTCCAAATTCTGCTCTAGAGCCTGTGTCGGCAAAGCCCGATCAGATGGTTCGATCGAAGCTAAAAGGAAGCGAGGCTCAACCCTTGTCTGCGAGGCATGTGGGAATGGTTTCTATCGAACCGTCAGCGACATCAAGGCGGGTCGGTCTCGGTTTTGTTCCGAGCCCTGCCGCCAGCAGGGATTTAGGCTGAAGCTGATCGATAAAAGCGCTCCACGTCCTCAAAATCTAAGGGGCAAAACAATCACATGTGTTGTTTGCGGGGATCAGGCATACCGCAAGAAATCGATGATCGAAAGGAACATCGATAAGACCTGCGGCGATCCTAAATGCGTATCAGCCTATGGCAGGTCCATGTGGGGACTTGAGCCATATTCCGAAGAGGAGTTCTTGAAGCCGCGCCCGAGACGCCGATACCGAACCACTAATTTCACGCCATTGCAGCGAAAGAAGTGGCTTGGAACAGAGTGCGCTCATTGCGGTTCGAATTCCAACCTAACGCTGGATCACATAATCCCTTGCTGTGCAGGTGGTACAAACGTTCAAGAGAATGCTCAAACGTTATGCGGCCGCTGCAACAATATCAAAGCTGCCACAACGGACAGGCTTTTGGCACGCAAGCAAACCTCAGGCGGCGGCTGCAAAAGTTAACCGCTTGAAGGTGGAATTTTCCTGATATTGCAGTTCCTGGACGATGGTCCGGCCGCCGGAGATCGGCTTCTTGCGGCCGCGGCTGTTGAGACGGGTGAGAAGACCGTTGTTCTTCGTCACGTCGTCGGCGACCGTGCCGCTGCGGTTGCGCAGCGTCGTGGTGACGATTTCAGAGAGGTTGGGCGAAATGGGCATCGATCATTCCTTTGATCAGAATTGGCCTTTGATCAGACTTGGCCGCGCGAAAAACGCATGGCGTCGCGCAGCGAGTCGCGGATGGAGGTGGGCTGGCCTCTTGCCGCATCGCGGGTCGGGCCCGGGGCGGAGGAGCCAGAGATGGATCGCGAGGCGCGGCGGGCTTGATCTGCCGCTGCGGCCCTCTGGGCTTGGAGTTGTGGGACGGATGCCTGAGCAGTCTGGCTGATCAACTGCCGGCGAATGTCCGGGCGCATCCAGCATGCGGCGTCGTAGGCGTCCTGAAGCGACGATGCCCGCCCGGCGTTGATAAGGGCGACCATGTCGTCAAGCACATCTTCGGCATGCGCGTTTGCCGGGTCGGAAAGGAAGGCATCGACTTGAGTTTCGGTGTCCCTTTTCCGCAAAACATGTTCGACCGTCGCCTCGACATTGAAGGCGCCGGTCTGGCGTTGGGGCTGTGCCTGCTGCGCATTGCGCTGCAGGATCTCTCCCGTCTGACCGTTGACCAGGGCGTGAAGATTGACCCCGGCCATCCTGGCGACGTGAACGACGGTGTTGACGGGATCGTGGATGAGCGCCTTCTCCCAGTCGATCGCCCGGCGCATGACATCGGCATGGGTCATGCCGGCCTGGCGGATGATCGGGGTGAATTCCTCGAGCCCTTTGTAATCCTGCAGGACGCGGAAGCCGTTATCGACCTCCTGTTCCCGCTTGGCGATCGCCGCCTGCACTTCGTGGGGCAGGCTGGTGAACTGCGCCTTGGCTTCCGCCGACCAGCCGGGCGGAACCCGGTTGCCGATGGCTGCCGGCTGTTCGCTGCCCTGCCCGCGGCTCTGCAACGCCTGCTGCTGGGCGAGCGCGGCATTTGCCGTAGACGCCTGCCCTGCCCGCGCGGTGGCGGCGGCCTGTTCCTGCCCCTTGGCGAGAAAGCGGCCGTTTTCGCCGTCGCGCGGCTGGCCTGATATATCGCCCGGTCCATTGGCGTCGACGGTGTCGATCGCCGCTTTCAAACTGTCGCGGATGCTGACGGGCCTATCGCTCAATGGCTTGTCGTCGAACGCACCAAAATCTTCGCTGCCGTTGCCGGCCTCGTTCAGGTCTTCCATATCCATTGGGAAATTTCCTATGTCGGGGATTGATGCCCGTTAGAGCTTTTATGCATGTCGTTATCCCGGAACCGCTACACACTTCCGGGCGACATGCATTAGGCGTTGTATTCGGCGTGCACCCGCCGCAATTCGTTCCGGATCGCGTTACGATCCGTCGTCGGCCGCTCGATCGGCTGCGGCTTTTCATTGCCGATCTCGACCACACCGGCTGTCCGGTAGGCCGAGCGCAGCCTGGCTTTCGAGGTGTAATGCTTTCCGTCATGCATCGACTGGATATCGATGTTGTCGCTGACGAAATGCGGCGCCGGCAGATCGGACTGCGCCGCATTTTGCGCCGGCAGGCAACTGTGCGGCCATTGGTCGAGTGCGTGCCAGCCGCCGCAGACGCGGCAATAGCGTTCTCTCATGCTGTTGCTCCGAAGCCTATTGATAGGGGGGCTGCGCGGCGCGCATCTGGTCGATCGCCTGCGTCGCCATCTCGCCGCGCGCCTGTTCCACCGTGGCGCGATGCTCGATCTCGGCCTCTGCGACACTGAGCTCGGCCTTGCGCTGTTCGGCACCCGCCTTCACCTCGGCGGTTTTCAGCTTGAGCATCTCGCCGGGTGAAGGCTGCGGTTCCGGTTTCGGCGCGGCTGCCGCCTGGGAGAGCTGGGCGCCGACCTGCTCCAGCGTGCTTTCGAGCTGGCGGCCGGCCCGGAAGCCGCGAGCGGCAAAGAGCAGCGTCTCGACCATCACCGGCACCAGCATCGGGCTCTGCTGCGCCATGGCGCCGGCCTGCTGCATGAAGCCGCCGACCATCTGCACGAATTCCATGCGGCGCTGCTTTTCGGCATCCTCGTCAGGCTCGATGGTCGAATCCGTCTCGATCTCGATCTGGAAGCCGCGAATGCTGTCGTTGCGCAAGAGCTGCACCACCTCGTCGATCGTCGGCTGCCCCATCATCTGCTGCAGCTGCGGCGGCATTTCGGGGGGCGGCGGTGCCGGCTGGCCCATCTGCTGTGCCCGCATGGCCGCCTGCTGTGCCGCCATCTGCATCTGCATTTGTACCTGCTGTTTCTCGGCCATGCTGGGCAGCCGGATGCCGCTCACCAGCATCAGCGTTTCCGGCTGGAACTGGTCGCAGATGATTTCGCCGGCAAGGCGGATGATGTCGCGGGCAAAGCGGGCAAGCTCGGCCTGGCGGTCGCGAATGCGGATCGAGCCCCACTGGCTCTTGATGCGCTGCGCCGTCGCCGTCTCCGACGCCTGCGTGTCGCCACGCACGATGTCGGAGATGCCGGTGATCTGATAGACGTCCTCGATCAGCTGCTTGCGCGCCTGCATGCAAGCGACGATCACCTTCTGCACCTCGTCGATCGGCAGCGTCACGATCGCCTTCGAGCCGCCCTTGTCGGTGAATGCCGCCCATTCCGGGATCGGCACCATCACCATGTCGTTCTCCGGCCGCATCGCCTTTTCGATCGCCGGCGAGACCGCGCCGTCGCCGGAGGGATAGAACACTTTCAGCCGCAGCTGATCGGTCAGCTTGTTGATGCGCTTGGTCAGCAGATCGATCTCGTCGCATTGCTGCTGGTAATAGACATAGTCCGGAACCGGGATCAGCGAGCTGGTCGACATCGTGCCGTAGGCCGGGCGCGGGCAAGGCCAGAAATGCGTCAGGTCGAGCGGCGGCTCGGAAACCTCAAGCGCCACCGGCGAACCGTCGGCGATCCAGACCGTATAATTCTCGCTCTTGCACCAGATCTCCCAGACATGGGTCTTGCCCTCATTCTCCAGGCGCTCGGCCTGGCTGGCGGCCTTATTGCCGGCCGTGCCTTCCGCCGCCCGCGATGCCATGGCCTCAGCGCCGAAGCGCTTTTCCATTTCCTCGTCGGTCATCGGCACGCGCCGCGCCACCCAGGTCACATCCTTCCAGCGGCGGGCCGGCGAATGCAGGAAATCCGACCAGTGGACATAATCGATGCAGACACGCTCGTCGGCGATCACCTCGGGCGGTGCTCCGCCGATTTCGCCGGGCAAACTTTCGGATAGATTGTGGGCCGCCGCCGGGTCCGAGGGCTGGACGCCCATATCGAGCGGCTCGAAATCGGCCTCGTAGCGCAGCCACACCGTGCCGCGGGCGCAGAGCAGGAAATCGTCGCGCACCGCCCGCATGATCGAATCGATATCGGCCTCATCGCCGGTATAGGCGAGATTGCGCTCGACCAGTTCCGAAGCGATGCGCGCCACCGGCTGGGCATCCTTGAAGCGGCGCTCGACCACCGGCTGCGGCACACGGGCATAGACGGCCGGCTGCATCACCGACGTATTGGCCCAGAGCATCGGAAAGCGGCGCTTGGCCGCGCTCGTCTGGTCCGACTGCTGGTCGAGATAGATCTTCTCGATCTTGACGCAGCGGTCGTGCCAGGACTTGAAATAGCGCTGCGCGCGCTCGAGCTCCTGCTGCCAATGGGCGCCGACCTTGGCCGTATCCCAGCGCTGCCCGCTCTCCGAAGCCGTTATCTCGTCTTCCATCAAACACGCTCGCTATGTTTAGGGGTGGCATCGGCAAATTCGTTGAATGTCATCGTCTGGAATGTCGGCAGCGGCTTACGCTCCGGCTTCAGCGGTTCCGGCGCCAGGCCGGTAAAGATGATCGCCAGCCCGCCGAAGGCGTCGGCGCCATGTGACGCCCAATTGTGCAGCGGCTCGTCGCGGAAGACGCCGAGATCCTCGTCCCAGTCCTTGCGGTAATTGCGCAGGCACTTGATGCCCTCGATGCAGCCGGCCTGGTCGAACTCGATCCTGGCCAGCATGCGCCGGGTGGCGTTGATGCGATCATGCACATAGGCGCGCTCGACCTTGCGGACCGTGCCGAGACCACGCGCCCTCACCTCTTTCAGCATGACCTCGATGCGGGTCATGCCGCCGCGCGTCCACTCCCGCACCTTGATGTCATGCGGCATATTGTGGACGCCGTAGATATAGCCGTTGTCGCGCGCGCGCCGCTCCAGCTCGTCGAGCATGCCGTCCATGCCGCTGCCGGTATGCTCGAAATAACCGATCATCCTCACCCGGCCGGGCAGCACCTGAAACAGCCAGACGCTGTTGGCATCGTCCATGCCGATGTCGGAAATGGTGTGAACCGGATAACCGTCCACATGCGGGAAAACCCCGATACGCTCTTCGGCGTCGGCCACCGCCATCTGGTCGGCATAATAAGCACCTTCGACGCTCGCCTCGAAAGCCTCGGCCGGTGTCGAGGGATATTCGCGCTTCATATCGCCGAGCTGGGTTTCGGCCTTCTTGACGTACCAGGCCTTCTGCCCGTCGGTCAGCGTGATTCCCTGTTCGCCGAGCTGGCGGAAATATTTGACGAAAGCATCGCTGAGGATGACGCCATCGGCCGCGATCGCATATTGCGGCTCCTTCCACCAGGGAAAGAAATGAAACTTGAAGTCCAGCTCGGTTAGCTTCGCCGCCTGGCGCTGCTTGACCTGGCCATCCTCGCAGAGCGAATAGAAATGCCCTTCCTGGCCCTCCGCCGTGCTTTCGACGAAGACCAGCTGGCCGGCCTGCACCGTGTTCAAGGCGCCGGTGCGGACCTCCCTCGCCTTCTCGGGATATTTGGCGCAGAGCTTTCCATATTCGGAAATATGCAGATATTGCAGCGTTCCCGAGCGCAGCGAGGTGCCGACCCGGATGCTCGAATTGTTGCCGAGCAGCAGTTCGGCCTGGTTGCCCCGGACGACCGGCACGGCGTTGCGAATGGCTTCCGGCAGATTGTCGTAGGGGTATTTCACCTTGTCCCGGAAGATCGTCTGCACGTCGCCAAGCGTATGGGCGATGGTGCCGGCGCGGATATCCCGGTTAAAGACGCAGGCGTCGAGCATGAAGATCTGGATGAAGGTGGTCAGACCGAGCTGGCGGGCCTTCAGCAGCACATTGAGATAATGCATCTCTTCGAAAAACGTCATCTGCGTCCAGTTCATTTCGAACCTGACGCGTCGGCCGGATTTGTCGGTGATCCAGTAGAGATTGTTCAGCCGCCAGCGCCAGTCGGAGAACTGGTCAACCGCCGTTTGGAAGTCCGCGGGTTTTGCCATTGATATCTTCCAGCAATTGCGAGACTTCGCCGGTGGCGCCCTGTTCGGGCTCGGCCTTCGAACCGTATTTCTTCGGCCTGAGCTTCTCGGCAACCCATTGGCGGGTGGCGATGCGCAGCTGCGAGCGCCGGATCGCCTCGCCATTCTCCTGCCAGCCGGTGGTCTCGCCGCTAGCATTCTTCTTCTCGATCCAGTCGTTGCTGCGGTCATCGGCAATCTCGACCAGCTCGTCGACGAAGCCGTCGGCCAGGATCTCGCGCGCCAGCGCATAGCGCGCCCGAAACGCCGCCTTGCCGTCATCGGCGAGCCAGGAAAGCACCGTCGATTTCGCCGGCATATCCTCGTCTCGGCAGATCGACCGCAGGCTTTCCCTGTCGGCAATGCGATCGCAGATCTTCTCGGCCAGCGCCTGGGTGAACTTGGTCGGTCTGCCCATCGGTCTGTTTCTGAAAGCTCAGAACAGCGCGATGATGTTGGAGGCCGTGGTCCCGGTCAGCGCCACGATCGCCGCATGAACGGGAAGGATCGTCCCGGCCGGCACGTTCCTGAAAATGACAGGATCCATATCCCGCCGCGGCGCAATCGCCACATCGCCCGCCGTGCCAATATAAAGCGCCCGCGCGCCGACGATCGCACTGTCATTCGGGGTCACCGCTGCTGCCCGCGAGGCCGGCGCAATCGAAGCGTCCAT